CCCCGACCACGACCCCGACCACGACCCCGACCACGACCCCGACCACGACCCCGACCTCGACCCCGACCTCGACCCCGACCACGACCTCGACCAATCATAACCTATGTGCAAAATAGCTCCGTTCATTTTTGGGAAGAGGGAAGAGTGTGATTCCAAACAAAAGCATCGACAATAGTATCCATATTTACAATAGCTTCTGATACAGGTTCCACTTCGTCTAATTCGCCTTTCATAATCGCATTCATAAATCTACCACTGTCAGCTATCCACGCAGCCTGTTCCAATACAAGAAACTTGCCATGTATTTCTTTTACACGACCTGTTTGATGATGGGTAACAGTGCGGATATAATACTTTTCACCCACTTTGAATGGGTGAACCGATGATGTGCTTCCGAGCTTATCTCGGAGAAGTTCTAGGAGGATGGTTTCTGCATCCATGATATAGGGGGGGGAAGAAATTAGCGAGCGGATTGCCAGTGGCTCTTTTAGTTCAGTCATTTGAGGAGGGGAAACACCCTGTAGCTCCTGCATGGTTTCTTCCACAATCGGAGCATAAGGGGGGAAGAACGGAAACAAGAGCCTTACAACGTGTGGAGAGGTCGGCGGGACACATGAATAGTTTGGAGTATTTTCTATTCATCTTATCTTCAAACCTTGCATGTAAGACAACATCCTCCATCACCTTCTCCTCCACCTGTCGCCAGTGGTTCCAATCGTGCATAGGATTGAAAAACCAAAGATCACCTGTCCAAGCATGTTCCATTGCCCAGCACCAATGGTGCTCCTTTTCTCCAGCAACATTCCCTGCAACCATTTTTTGTACCTCGCATAAATGTGCTTCTCCTGAATATCCCATAAACTCCGCCAGCCTTAGCAATCTTTTTTGCCTTTGTTCGTCAGACTCCTTATTTCCTATGTAATTTTTATTATCTGCACTCTTACACGTCCTGCACTTACTGTATAGCCCATCAGATTTTTGCCTGTCCATACCAAACTTATCAAGCGGTAAAACCTCATTGCAAGCCGAACATTTCTTGTGCTTATCAGTCATTGTTAAGGAGGGAATCGAAATTGGAGAGGGTTATTTTTGCATGATTTTTGTACCAAGATGGCGGGGAATCATCTGAATCCTTTATCTCTTCCAAAGCAGATTTAAGCTCCAACGCCCCCCGTGCTACTTTGAGGAGGAGGGGGATGTGACCAAGTAGGTAAATTCTCTCGTCATCACAGTATGCACAACTTTCAATCACAAATTCACATCCCGTATCCACGCCTGTAAGCTCTTGTTTGATTGCTTTGAGGTCGCGGACTACAGAATCTTTGAATTGATTAAATTCTTCGGCTGCAACAACAGGAGGAAGACATAAATCTTTCTGCACATCATAAGGCGAACCAGAACAACCCGCTAACAGCAAGCCTATGAGGGGGAGGAGGTATTTCATTTTATATCATTCTTAATAACATGAAAAAGTATTACAAGTAGTAGATAAAATTCAATCTTCATACCTACTAAGAGTTCTCCAATGGCGCCAATCACGAGGGTTAAAATGACGATAATGGTAGTGGTGATAAATTTTTCCATCAGAATCCAGTGTGTAATTCATCTAGTGGATAGGGTGGCCAGTACGACTCTTCTCTCTCTTTACCTCTTATCATTCTTTTGGGTTTCTTTGGTTGTTCAAAGGTATCGTCTGGGGGGAGATTTGTCAGTTCTTCTAGCCTACGTTCTTGAAAGGAGAATTTGGTCATACCAATTTAAGCTGGTAACCAAACTTACGATCTAACATTTCTTTCCTTGTGCCCTTAACAGACCCCATCTGCCTAAGAACCCTTTGTACCATTTTACAAGTGGGGCAGGGCTTGGGGTGGCGATGACGTGGGCAGGTTTTTGAGATTTTCTCCACGATCTCTGCATCCCCACAGGAAAAAAATGAGGATTTCTTTTGGGGAATGTGTAACTTGGTTATTGGATAGCAGTTCATGGTTTATGAGGGAAGAACAAGGGCATTATACATGGGAGTACCCCCATTGCAAATAACTAGACTTGACAAGGGGAACCCCCTGTGCAAAGCTACAACTGATGCCTTCCGCCAATTACGTCAAAATTGTGCTTTCTAAGAATGATCATAAGAAGTACAAAAAACTTGCTCAAAAGAAAAAGCTCAGCTTTTCCGCCCTTGTGCGCCTAGCTCTTTCCAAGTTAGAGAAATGAAAAATATTCTCACCTTTATTACTTTGACATTAATTTTTATTTTATTCTTCACATTGTTCTTTCGGGGTATTTCTGAAGATGTCGAGAGGATAGAGAGGATAGAGAGGATAGAATGGAGTGGTGGTATTTGTATAGATGATGAATATATCAATCTTTTTGAGATGGAAGAGCGTATTACCCAACTTGAACAATGAAAAAACTTCTAACAGCAACACAGGTTAAAGACGGATGGGTGGTTATTATTTGTGAGCATCACAAAGTACACGACTATACAGAAGTAGAAAGACTAATAAGATATAACGGGTTAAGGAATGACGATTCGCCATTTAATGAGGTTTATATCAGACCAAGCTCCTGTAAATCTGACTCTAGCTCATCCACCGAATGTGCTACTAAATAAATACCCCCAGCTTCTACAATCCTGTCAGAGAACTCTTCTTGGGCAGGACTTAACTTTCCTCGCGGAGTCTTGACTTCTATTCCTATGTACTTCCCATCAATTATACAAGTTATATCTGGAACCCCTTTAACACCACTTGTTCTATAGACTCCTTTCTTAGAGTCCCAAACACCTACTGATTGAGAACGATAGGCAAAGATTTTTTTAGCTGCCAAGTAATCCAAGACTGCGCGTTGTATTAGACCCTCCTTCACGATATGATTGTAGCATGGCAAAGAGGTATTCTTTGTGCCCCGGATGTGAGGGAATAATAAATTCCCATGAAGAATGCTGGCTGTGTAATAACACAGGAAAAGTTCAAGACATCTCCATGAAAGCAGAAGAATACCGAGGCGGTGTTTGGATGCAGCAAGAGTCTGATGAGTTTGATGACGAGGAAGAATCGGAGATGTGCTTATAACGTCTGCGCCTTGTGCGAAGTGCAAGGCTGTATAATGTATCCACAGCCGTAGCATTTGGGTGAGGCGAGGAGGCGACCTTAAAATATCAAGAGACTCCGAGCCGAACCGCACACAGGCGCTGTTAGGTGATGTATTTTCTAATGTGCCGGTGGGGAGGTCAGTGCTACTCTATGACTATATTTCTTTACCCAATTTATCATGCCAAAGAAAAAATCTCGAAAAAAGCAATCTGTTCCAGAGATTCAAGAAATACCAATTGAAGATATTAAATACTGTAATTCAACGAATATTCGCATGACTGAGGAAGAGGCTTTGTTTATATTGCAAAGTGGGAATACTTTTTCTGCGTTTGCATTTACACCAAGTCATTTCAAGAGACTAGCAGAAGCTATGACTGATGCCATTGGGCAATATGAGAAGAAGTCTGGAAAAAAGATTGATACACATAAGAAACGTGCCAAATAGGTATGTCACCTTTTGATCCAAGCTCGGCTGGAGATTATGTGAATATAATTCATACAGGGTTAAATACTATTTTTACTGGAATATTGATATGGAAGAACACCAGAGGTAAGGGCAATTCTAAAAAAGGTGACATACAAGCAGGAACGGTTTATAACGCAGAAACGATGTACTTTGGTGAAACTAGCGATCAAGCCACTGCTTCAGAAAAACCAAAAAGACACAAAAGGAAGTCCCAAAAACAAAGCCCAAAGAAAAAGAAGAAATAGGAGTCATAAACCAATTGTGTATAAACCTCCAGCGTTTATGCGCTGTTTGTAGCCGGAGGGTAGGCACATTAGAAAATATTTCATCCTAACTCGTTATTATGCGAACTCAGTCTAGCATAATGGGTGTTGGATGCAACTTCTCATAGGCACGTTTTAAGTAGTTTCTGGTACTGGGATACTTTTTTCCTCTTTTTCTTCGTCTAAGGAGCTATAAACGCTATTTTTGGCCTGCTCTCGTATTCTCATACAGCCAATCTCAATAGCTTCCCGTGAAATCTTGCCCCCCCAGAACTCACGGTAAATTTGTTGGTCTATCTGCCAGTCTTCTAGCTCTTCATTCATTGAGGGTGTGTTCATCTAGTAATTTACGGAGCTTCTCCTTTGTTTTCCTAAAGCGGAAACTGTCTATTAGCTCTAAAATATCATCGTGTTCTGGAGTCTTTGACAGAAACACTCCTTTTTGTATTAGTGCTTGTACTGATAAGGCGCGGTGTTCTTCTTGGAAATCAAGCTCCATTTAAAAGTTGGGAAAGATTTTGGAATTGAATCTTGCTTATATGGGAACATCTTAGGGCGATATCCATAGCGCTCTGAGCCTCTACTCGATCTACTGCCAAACCCGTCTCTAAAGCCTTCATAACCCTTGCACGGACTTCTCTGTAACAATCTCTCGGAGGAGGGTCGATAGGAATTGAAGTTATTATGTTTGGTTGGTCGTCTGTTATTTCAACATTACCATGAGCGAATTGCCATAAACTTTCACTAGGTAATCTCATGCTATGATTATAGCATGCTTTTAGAAATTACAAAAATGGAGTGTGAAACTTGTGGCGAAGAGTTCAGAGGCACGGGCATGCCAATCTTAATGAAGTCATTAAATGGATTGTTCCAGATTTGGAAAGTGTTTTGTGATGACTGTATGAAGAAAATTGAAGACGCTGTGTTAAAATAAGTGTGCCTTCCTAGTTTCAAAAATAACTACGCATCACTGCGCCTTTGGGAACTTGTGGGAGGCACGGGGAGTTGTTCGCAACTCCCCATTTACGTTCTTTACTAACCGTCCCCTGTAAAAGGAGTAGCCTATGCTATAGAGTTGCGTAAAGAGCGTTAGGCACTGCCTAGGGGGCTAGCGAAAGCTAGTCCCCGCTTTCTTCAATAGTACAATCTTCAAACGAAACTCCCATCTCCTCCATGATTCTCATGAAAGCGTCTTCGGCTGATTCTTGTTCATAAGAATACAGAGATCGCTTGCCACAATCAGGACATTTTTGATTATGCTTGTGCATTTCCTCTGTCACTTTTGGGCATTGGCAAGTCATATTCAGTGGGGAGGAGTGGTGTGAGCTTCCGTAAATAGATTACTTGCCCTCATTTTATCGTCCATCTTAAATCCGTTACAATCAGTATATCCAGATTCAGCATTTAGCCTCATTCCTTCTATCCATGCTTTGTTCCGATATTGAACAAATGGATTTTTGGGGTTTAGAGAACCATGTTGTTTACATGGAGGAAGAAACCAATATGTCTCTTCATCTTTTGGACATGTGCATTCCATAACCTTTAACGTAAAGAAATAAGAGAGCTATTGGGGAAGAGATTTGGGAAGTAATAAGCTAGCTACGAATGCAGTCAACAGGAATGATCCCCAGAACCACAAAGTCCACAAAGGATCAGGTTCATTCACTTCAATCTTTGACCAGCCAGCGTGAGGATTAACAATAACTTGTTCCATAATTAGTTATGGGGAAGAGGTTTAGGATTAAGGATTTTGGGGAAGTTTTTGTCCACATTCGTAGCAAGTATCAGATTTAGGAAATGGAACTTTGCCCCAAGCCATTAACTGTTCGTCAGTCATTTTGCTGGCATCCAATCCAAACCATGTAGCCATAGAATATCCCCAATCTCTTTCAATGCCGTTGTAGACTGATTTTGCAAGTCTTTCTGCTTCTGCCATTACCTTGGGATCAATTTTTTTAATCCATGTTTTTTCCATAACTCAGAAGGAAGGAAATAGGTTAGTCAAAACTTATAAATCTAGGAAACGATCTGTGACATGGAAAACCACAATTTCTACACGGACGCTCGCATATGGCTTGGCAGGCAGTAAGCTCTTCTCCACATTTCCTGCAATGAGCGTCATAATAATATCCCGACTGCAAACTAAAAGCATCGGGCATTGGAACACCCATTCCATCTACATAGCCTATTGCTTTTGAAAAGTGTGGCATGGAAGGAAATAGGTTTAATCTTCTGTCAGCTTTTGTAAATCATTCATTTTCTTTGCAAGAGCTAACCCGACAGAAGAGTGCTGGAAACCCTTAAAACGATGACACGCATTAAGGTATTCTTGTATCAGCTTATCAAGTCTAAGTTCTGCGTAGTAGATGTCTTGCTGGGTCATAACAGTTTTGGAGAAAAGGACAGAATAGTTAAGATAGTTTCCTTGGGGATTTAAGAATATCAGAAAGTTTTTGCATTTGCCCTACATCTTCTGGCTCTGGTATGCCTAGTGTGCGCCTATCGGCTTCGTCTACAATCTCTTTAGGATTGCATTTTGGAGCACCACAGTAGGGGCATGAGTCGTCATCGTACCTATTCTGACATTGCCAACAGTTTGTCATTTTGGGGTTTGGGTAAAGAATTAGGGCGTTTTTCTGGGGGGAGTCTTAGGATTTCTACTTCTTCCTGTGAGAGCATTTTTTCTTTTTTTGCATCTCTGCATCCACAATCAAGTTTTGAATCATGGAGGCATCCGTACTTACAAAAGAATTTTCCGTCTTGTTCAGCTTCCAGTGTTTTGTCCTCGTAAAACGAATACAGGGTTTTAACTTTGGATATTCCACTGCCGGAATAAGACGAGCCACGATAAAACACCACATCCTTTGTCCGCATTGCTTCCATGAAGGCGGGCGCGGCTTCTTGTGGAATCCGTTTTGTAGTGCCGTCAAAGAAAAATACAATGTATCTCATCCTGCAAAAAGGACACGCTTTACCTGCCCTGAGAACGGCTTAAATTGTTTCGATCTGTCTAACCATGTTTTCAGCCTGCGCTTAACTTCAAAGGTTTTTTCAATTTCCCATCTTTGTTTGGTTCCACTTTTATTTTTCTCAGTCCACCAAGAAACAAATTTGTCAATCTCGGCGCGGGCATTTTCTCGCTCGGCTCCTTGATTCGATAGGTAATCAATTACTTTCTGTTGAATAATCTCGTCTGAAAAAAACATCCTTGCTTCTTGTGCTGGAGTGAGCGAATTACACTCGTTAATATCCTGTCTTATCTTATCTTGTCCTGTCTTATCCTGTCTGTTTGCTTGGGGGGTGGCTTGAGGGGGGCTTGAGGGTGGCTTGTTTTTTCCCTTTCTCTTGCCTTTTTTTCCACCACGCCTTCCAGCCTCTCTAAGTATTTTTCGTGTTTCTATATTCCTTAAAACACGGGGGGAATACACGCCCTTTTTGTTCTCCATAAATAAGCCTAGCTTTAGGCAGGCTTTAACCACCCTTTCTGTTAATCCGGCTTCACTTTCCCGAACATCAAAAACAATCCCACTATCAATTTTTATATACCCGTTTTCATTGTGCATTATCTCTATCAGCATGAAAAATATCCCGTATCCTTCCGCACCAAACTCTGCTCGTAGTGCAAGCATTCGCGGGTCGTTTCGCGCATTGAAGTCGTGGGAGAACCAAAAAGAGTTCATATCACATTACGGCATCGGCTCTGAGCGGCACACACCAAAAAGTGCTTGCACACTGGTGCGCACCGCTCAAAACCGACGAAGTAGATGTGAAGTGTGCAAGCATCGCCCCCTATCCTACCCCCCCCACAGGCGTGGAGTCAAATCCAAAATGTCGGGGCTTTTCTTTTGTGGGTTGACATGTGCTATGATACGAGCACCTACTTGCTTACCCACCTACATCATGGCTAAAACAAGCAAGGAATCACTAACAAGTCCTAATGAGCTAGGCGCCATCGAGCGATCTTATTATGTTATTGTAAAGGAGCAGCGCAAGAAACTTCCAGATGGCAATGAGGACAATGTTGAGGATCGTTATGAAATGGGGATGACTCATTATTTCGTGCACGGTGTTTATAGTTCATCAGAGGCTATCACGGAGGTTGAATCTCTTTTTTGTACTAACGGCGTAGGGAGGCAAATGACAGTTAAGGAGTCGGTAGCTGTGAAGGCATTTAATCGTGGGGATGGTTTTGTAGAAGTTTTTGAGATGCAATGAGAAAGATTTATCCACGTCATCACTTTGCGGCGCGATTCCCAAGGTTTCTAGTCTTTGCCGAATCTGGGAGACTATTTTCTGAGGCAGAAGGGAAATTCCCAAAAAATGTTGCAACGGAAATTCAAAGGTTTTTTGACGAGGAAGGAGTTGTCAGCCCCTATGAATTCTATTTTGATAATTTCGGAAATGTGGTGATCTATTGGGCTTGACCCACCTAAACACCTCTAGCAAGTCCCCTTTTATTTTGGTAGACTGTGGATATGAAGATATTTGTTGTTGATTTCTCCCCGATGTGGCCTGTTCCGTGTGGTCTTGTTATAGCTGCAAAAGACAAGAAGGAGGCAAGGAAAATAGCGAAGGAGACTATCAGCCACACAAAAGAGATTTACGTCAAAGAAGTTGATACATCTGAATCAAAGGTTATTTTTTATGAAAGTGGGGATTATTAATCCCCTTACACCTCCTTCTGACTTTTGATACCATAGAACCATGCTTACTGTTAAGGATAAGAAATCAACGGAAGAAAAGATGGCTCGCCTATTGGTGGAGAAGGAAATGAGACTCAAAGGACGAGTAATCAATCTAAAAGAAGCTAGGGCAGTCATAAGAGATTTTGGTGTATGGGAAAAAACCCCAGACAGAAAACACGCCTTAACTATTCTTTATACTGGATTTGGTTGACCCCCCTACACCCTCCCTTGATTTATGGTATGCTAGGGGTATGAAAGTCCACTACGTTACCCCTACTGGCGAAGAGGAAGATATAGCCTTCTGGGATAAAGATATTACACACAAGAATAAAGAGTTTGGCTGTCTGGCGTTTTTCTATGATAAGGAATACGCTGAAATGTATGCTGATTTTCTCCAAGGGCATGAGCACTTGGATATTGACTACGAGGTGAGAAGTGTTGAGTTGCCTTGATTTATACAATAGGGGTGTATAATTGAGATATGTTCTCAAAACCAGTGCCAGAAGCAGAGTTCTACGAGGAGCATGAGCCTGATGTCGCTTGTTGCCATTCGGATTTAAGATTGTCTCGCAGGAATTATTATATATTTTGCGGTGGATGTGGGATGCAATGGATGCCTGTTACTGATCCAACAGGAAATTCTGTGGCACATCTTCCATATAGAAAAATAGCTAAAATGAAAGCTGTGGCTTGATTTATACAAGGGGAGTTCTGCTATACTCTTTGCATGAAATCTCTAAGTAACATGTGGAATGACCTAGTGCTCATCCTCACAGTGGCTTTTTGGGACAGGCTTGGAGAGGAATTCACAAAGGACTTGGTGCTTATGGAAAAAGATGGGAAGAGGTTTTTTTGTCCAAAGCAATATCTTGAAATGGGGCAGTAGTGCTACACTGGAGGCATGTCAAACTTAGAATTCTTTGTAGTAATGGTTTTTATGGTTGTTGTAATGGCTGCCCCATTGTTGGTGTTAGCCTTGCGGCCTTTTGGCGTATAACACTCCTTATGCGAATATATTTCAATGAGAGATTAAGAATTGTCAATATGATCTATTTGCTTTAACTATTTGTTAAGGTAATATGCCTGTGTGATTAAGAAAGGCAAACTCCTACGGCTTCTACGAGAATCATTGAATCTTAGGCAAGATGAGGTGGCTGAGGATTGTGGAATATCTGCCTCTTATCTGTGCTTGATTGAGGGTGGGTACAAAACGCCAAGCGGGGCTGTACTTACTGATCTCGCCAATCGATACAATGTGCCAGCTATTCTATTTGAATGGAACGAGGATGACCTTGAGCGCACAACGAACAAAGAGGAACGAGAGCTTGTGGATAAGATTAATGGTTTTATGGATGCACTTCTCATGTTAATCCTAAAAAGATGACCAACAATCCATTTGAACCACAGGACGGATTTCAGCACGATATCGAGTGCGAAGGCAAAGAGTGTGGGTGCTTCCAAAGAGCAAATGATCGCGGTTATGCCGTCTTTTGGGAAACAATGACATTCGATGAATTTCAGAGGCGCTATAACTTCGTATAAAAGACATTATTGGAAGTTGTGATATACTATTCTCGGTTCCTTGTCAGCACAGGTCAGCCCTATTGGAAGAATAGGGATAACCCATTTTTTATCATGGAACATGAAGCCAAACCAGAACCAATTACAGAAGAAGAAAGACTAATCAGGCAAAAGAGAAGAGACTTGCGCGAAGCAAGGATTTCAAAGGCGAGAGCAGAAGTTGTTAAAAAACAAATAATCGAGGCATACGAAATCTTAGAAAGCATACGCTTCGATTATGTATCAGATACAATGTTCAGAGATTACATTACCTGCGCCAAGAAGGAATTGGAGGGCGCACTATCAGATTTCCTGTTGTCGGAGATTTATCAGGAAGAAAAAGTCAATGAGGTCAAAAAGAAAACACCAAAAGAATATGATGCCTTCTTAAAGGCAAAGGAAGCGGAGCCAACACAAGGCTAATTTTTATTTATGACCTGTGCTGAAAGGGAACTTCGTATAAAAAAGACATTACACACCTTGACTGTAACACCTGTTTCAGTTTATCGTTGTAATACTAGAGACACCGAACCAATAGTTCCAGCTGGGCGTTGGTCGCTGTCTCTTTTGTTAGGACAACTAGCTCATTAGCAGAGCGCTCGGTCTACACCCGAGAGGTAAGATGTGCAATTCATCTGTTGTCCACCATGTGTTACAATACAACTATGCCCTGCAAAGGAAAAAAGCGGCGTTCTAAGAAAAAGAAATGAGAATCCGCAAAACAAGGACGGCAACAGTACACTTTATTGACTGTGAACATTGTGATTGGTCAGTAGGAGCTGCTACCCCCTCCCTTGCTGTTGAAATGTTAGAAGACCACATGTACCAGTTCCACAGAGACCCAGACTGGAATATTAGCGGAACCACTGCTATTACTGCTACAATGAAAGCATGAGGATAAGAGACTTACCCTACATGCATATGTGCAGAGGATCGAGTCTCAGAACTTTGCATAAGGCTCCATACTATTGGATATTAGACCATTGGAAGAGATTGCCTTGGTACTGCTGGCCGTTACTAACATATGCCAGCATCTTCCATGTTAAGAAGATATGGAATACAATAGTCACATGAAAAAAACAGTCTGTATTAATCCTTTCTTACATGTAGATGAGCACAAGCTGGAAATACGCGCCCAGGTTAAGGGAAAAGAAACTACAATAAAATCAATCCCTTTTTACAACAACAAAACAAAACGCAAAAAGAGCATAAAAGAATGCTTTGCCCTACTGGGTTTCAATATCTAAAAATGTTACTATAACCCATGATGAAAAAACCTTCTGACAAAATCAAAGAAATCTACAACTCCAACAAAAAGGATGCTGAAACAGCACACAAAAAGCTGGATGCGATTTACCAATACTTAGACGAAGCCCTACCAGAAAGAGTACAACTAGCAGCTATAATCCTTAGCTCTATGTTAGCTAATGGTAAATATGAAAAGGAAGAAGCTGCTAGAATAGCTTTAGACTCTGCTGACCTACTTCTACAATGAAAAAGCTACAAGTCAAATTAGGCAACAGAAGAGGATTTGGGAATATCATTGACCCAGAAAATGTGATACAATCTAATCATGAAAAAGAACGAGACAACAAAGGAAAAGAAAGTAAAGAAACAATCGAAACACAAAAACCTCTTAGCAGGTAATCCTGCTTGGGAGAAGGGGGGCAAGAGTCCTAATCCAGAAGGAAGACCTGACTCTGCTTGGACTTGGCGAGACTTGTTTGTAAAGATTGCAGATCAGAAAAAAGATCAACTGACAAGAAAAGAGTTAGCTGCTGATGCTATATGGAATAGGATGGAAGATGGAGATGTTAAAGCGTTTGAGAAGGTTGCTGATAGGATGGAAGGAAAACCAGATCAGAATATAAATGCCACAGTGTCGGTGGCGGACAAGGTTAAAGAGGAGCTACAATCTACCAAGTGAACCCAGCAGATGTCGCAGAAGTCTCGGCCTTTATCGCAAAAGAATTCAGAGATGATCCTGCAAGATATTGTAGAGCTGTCCTCCGCTTTACTCCTGACGAATGGCAAGAAAAGGTTTTGGATAGCATCAAACAACATAGACGAGTTGCTATCCGCTCTGGGCATGGAGTTGGAAAAACAAGATTGGCGGCCAGTGTCATTCATTGGTTCATTGCCACAAGGGCAAATCCCCAAATCGTGGTCACTGCTAACACACAATCCCAACTTAAAGACAAATCATGGAGAGAGCTCGCAAAGATAAATGAGAACGCTGTAAACAAGGATGCTTTTGAAATAACAGCTACAAGGTTCTCAATGAAAGGATCAGATACTTGGTTTGCTTCTGCTGTTCCACACAGAGAAGAGAAGCCTGAAGCGTTTGCAGGAACACACGAAGAGAATGTCTTGATGGTATTCGATGAAGCCTCTGCTATCCCTGAAATCATTTGGGAAACATCGGCGGGGGCAATGACTACTAAAGGTGCTAGATGGTTAGTACTTGGAAACCCGACGCGGAACACTGGAAAGTTCCACGAGTGCTTTGGGCTTAATAAATGGCAAGAGGGTGACAGCAAAGACTCAGGAAAATGGCATACGTTCACTGTTTCTTGCTTGGATGTCCCAAGAGTTGATAGAAGTTACATAACTGAGATTGAGCGTGAATACGGTAGGACATCTGATCCTTATAGAGTTCGTGTATTGGGATTGCCACCACAGCAGGAGGAGCAGCAATTCATTTCTGCTGAGTTATATGAAAAGGCTTTATACAACAAAGTACAAACATTTCCACATGAACCTAAAACATTAGGAGTTGACGTTGCAAGGTTTGGGAATGATAGATCGGTGTTAGTTGAGCGGAAGGGTAAAGAAATGAGATTGATTAAAATGCTTAGGGGGCAAGATACAATGCAGATAGTTGGCCAAGTTATAAATGCAATAGAACAAGCAGATTATGAAGGTGAGCCCTATACATTTGTTTGCGTCGATGTAATTGGTATTGGGGCAGGCGTGCTGGATAGACTGAAAGAGCAAAAGATTGATGTAATAGGAGTAAATGTCTCTGAAAAACCAAGAATGGAAGATTGTAAGAATATGAGAGCAGAACTGTGGAAGAGATATAAACAATGGTTGAATGAGGGGTCGCTTACAGAAGAATTTAGAGAAGATACGATTGGTATTTATTACAGCTTTGATTCAAATGGAAAGCTTGTAATGGAGAGAAAGGAGGATATGAAGAGGAGAGGGTTAGCTTCGCCAGATATCGCGGATGCAGCGTGTATGACCTTTTATCCTTTGCTTACAGAGAAGCCGTCACAAAAGAAAAAGAAGCGCCGTGCAAGTACTGGATGGCAGAAGCAGGTGGGGCTATGATGGGGGTATGTCATGCAACCATGACTTTCCGCCTTTCTTACGTGGCAGGAGAAAGTGTAAGGCATGTGGGCTGCGTGAGATTGAGATTAGGAATGAGCGTACGTATGTAGCTCGTGATGGTGATAGGTTTGTTCCAGTGGCTGACTATTCTAAGAATCTGTATAGGGTGGTATTGCCATATGTGGATTCGGTCTTGTTGTCTGTTAGAAGTAGGTTAAGATAGGGATATGGATGTAAGAGAGGCAACAAGATTGAGCAACTACATATTCTATGTCTCTTGTGATCTTAATACTTGTCTTGAGTCTCTTTTGTCCAGAATAGAGAAGTTAGAAGGGCAGAAGTTTTATGATACTAATGAGGTAAGAAAAGATTTTAGCTTATGTAAGACGAATCTTCACCATTCCTTTGAGAGACTAAGAGAGCTAATATGTGAGTATATGGATTGGGATTGGGAAGAGCTGGCACACATACTTGCTGAGAAAATCGGTGAGAACATGAAGATCACACAAGAGGAGATTGACAAGCCTAAGAAGGTTATATTTGAGAAGGGTGATGGCTTCTATTTGATCTCGCAAGAGAATAAATATTCTGTCAATAGAACTAGAGAATAAGAGGTGTAGGCTATAAGCGTATGTTCGGAAGAAAGCCAGAGGAGCGGCCATATGAAGAATTTCTCAAAACACAGATTTACTTTAGAGAGAACAAGTCATCATACGTACAAGTTGCAGATGTCCGCGAAAGCCATGAAGAAGTGCTAAAGAAGATCAAATCAAAGGAAAGGTTTGTTAAATTCACAGGTAAAAATGGAAAAACCCTTTATCTTCGCCCCGATAGAATAAATTATATTGAAGAATATTCTCCTTCCCCCTAATTCCTATGGACTCCAATCTACAAACCCTTCTCCGTCTTGTAAATAATGAGTACGGCGCTCTTTATGGCCAAATGGTAAGGCTTGGCATACTTACTGACGCTGTACAAAGAGTTGCCGAAGGTGCTGATGCTGGAGAAGTTTTGAAAGATGTTCTCAAGGAATTGAGAGCAGAACTTATTGAAGATGAAGAGAAAGCATAAGAAAGCACTGGCCAAGCTAGAGCACTTTATCTCACAACTACCAGAGAAGAGGCTGAAGTGTAACGATGCAGGGTTCTATAGATCAACCAGGAGGGGAAAACCATACAACGGCAAAAGAATCTCAGCAGAGGAGGCGTACTTTTTAATGACAGACAAGGGAATCGAATGTGCGAAGGAGCAGGTAGATGACTGGGAGAGATACAAGGGGCTGATCATCGCTCATAGATTATTTGGGATTACCGTTAAGCAATGGGGGGATGAATGGGAGAGGATGAATCCTGCTACGCTGATAAGAGAGTGGAAAGAAATGCACGACGATAGCCCTATGCCAAAGGGGTACAAAAGCCTGTTATTTGAAAGGCTTGGCTTTATTAAGGAATTGGAGGATGATGGGTTCGAGAATCCTTTGAAACTAATTACGGGTAGGACATGCCAATCTACACCTACAGATGCAAATGCGGCTACGAAAAAGAGCTTAAGGCAGAGTTCGAAAGTAGCCCCGAATCCTTTCGCTGTCCGTTCTGTCTGTGGTTAAGGGAAATGCACAAAGTGATTTACTCGCCTCCTGTACGCTTCTTGGGAGTGGGCTTCACAAAATCATGGAACGATTGGGATTACGAGAAGACATACAATGCTCCTCCTGTAACTGCTCCACTAGAACACCAAGTAGAATATGACAAATGGTGTGAGAAAGAGGAGATTAAGAGGCGGGAGGATAGGGATGCGTGGTCGAGGAAGGAGAATCCAAAGAGCGGTGGTAAAGTCTCATTTCGTGTTGCACTGTTTAACCATTTGAAGTCTCTTGTAAGTAGGTGTAAAATAGGAAACCGTCATGCCCCTTGATAAACCAACCATTATTCTTTCTCCTCAGCAGCAGACACTGATGCGGGAGGATCAAGAGATGGTTGAGCATTTTAAGACATACAGACAGCCTTTTGAGGATCAAATGGAAATGGGTGCTAAAGCTGCGAATATGATCGCTGATCCCACACCAAGAAGTGATACATCCAACATTTTTATAGGAATTGCAAGGATGATTGGCGAAGCTAGTATTGCAGCACTAAACGAAGGCAGGCCTGAATTTGGATTTAGGCCTGGAGCGGCTTCTGATTACAAGAAAACAGTGTTCTGGGGTAGTGCAATAGACCATATCCTAGATATGTCTAACTTTGACTCCAAACAACACCAGTTCCTAACAGACTTTACCTACCTGAATATGGGAACTTACGAGGTTGTTAATCAATATCCTGTAAGAACAGTGCAAATGCCCACAAAAGGGGGGAAGATGGAGCCTATTGTTAAAAGAGATTATCGAAGGGAGAAGATTGAGGTACGACACAGAAACCCATTTGAAGTGTGGTTAGACCCATCATCACCAAACTTACAGGAAGTTAGGAAGGTTTATGATGAGGAGTACCTAACAGAGCTAGAATTCAAGCGTAGATACACTCACGCAGTAGTATTTAATGCAGATGGCACAACCAAACCAAGATACGAGAACACAGAACATGTAAAGCCTGGACTTTCAATGGGCTTCGGAGACCAAGACGAGCTTATGTACCGAGAGATTGAAAAGAAGGACAAGATCGTAGTAGGGAAGATACAGGATGAGGAAAACGACTCCGTAAGAGTTTATGCAAACGGTGTACCAATAATGAACGGAATGCTACAAATGAAAGAAATGGCTGATGGTAGAAGGACAGCGGGTATGAACGCACTAGGAGTTCACTCCTTCTGTTTCGGCCCCAACGAAATGCAGTACGATGACAACCTAAGAACAACAGCTTTGTACCCAATGGGATTACCGTTCACAATGAGAGGGTTTGATGCTCTGTATCAGGCACTTACAAATATGCAGGTTGATAACGTAAGACTGTCAAACACAGTAGGAATTAGTTACAGGCCATTTGATGGGACGTCACAGATAGATTTAGACGCGAGAGACTTCTACTCAGGTGACTTTATTGACGGAGAGATAGGGGTTCATCCCTTTGGGCAGCCAAGAACAGGCGAATATCAGGTAATGATGGAGATGCTAGACAACTGGTGTATTTATTTGACTGGTGTCAACTTCAAACAACTACAGGGAGAGACAGCAAGAACGGCGTTTGAACTCTCACAAAGAATAAGAGCACAAAATAGAAGGTTTGAAAGCAAGCTGAAGGTGCTAGAGAATGGCTGCTTCCGTAAGCTAGGCCAACTGACTCTATCGGGTGCGATGTCTGAGCTTACTGTTGAGGACTATGAGGATATTACCGAGAAGGAGGTAGAGAAGTATGCAAAGAAGATAAAAGCAGGCGAGATAACAGGTGAAGATTTTGAACTAGTGAACGGGAAGATTGGAAGGAAGAAGGTTAGAACTATGATCCGTGTAAAAGATCGTGCCTTCTCGGAGAAGTTCGACTCTACAACAAATAAGAAGCGCAAGTTCGATATCAATTCAACGGACAATACTCTTATCGAAAATAAGAAACTCAAAGGACTAACAGACAGCTTCATCCCCGCTGCTCCTGAGTATCTATGGAGCCAAGAATACATAGAAAGAGGCGGAATACCAGATGTATACGCTAAAGGAATGAGGATGTTGGCTGATGATAAAGACCTGAAATTCGCTAAAGTAAATGCGCTTATGGAATTAGCAAGAACACGAGCAATGGAAGACCCAGAAGGAACACAGTTCGATCTACAGAAACTAGAAAAGGAATATACAAGAGTTGTTGATCTACCAGAAGAGGATGTTATGAAGGACGAAGGTGGAGTAGCTATGGATTTGCGTAAAGATATCGAAGAGGCGGAAGAATCTTTATTCCCCACAATCCAAAATGCTCTACTTCAGTCTCCTCTTGAATCTAGTCCTGCTGGTACTGCTCCCAATCCTGCTACACCGGAAAGCCTTGCCACTAGAGAGGCTCCGTCTGTCTCAAACACAGAACAGCGTTTTGCAACGCCTCTCCAGTAAGCAGAGAGAAACAATCCTAAGCTGGTTTGATTGCAAGCGCTTCACTATTGATGACGAGAACGTCCGCAAGGCTGCCAATCAGTTAAAGGGCGAGTGGAGAAAAGACACGCTATCGAAAAATAATCTCCTTTCTACTGATAAAAAACTCGGCTTGACTAAACTACTATGAGTATTGTGTTAAATATAATAGGCAAAGAAAAAATAAAGCTCACTGAGTGGGACAAGCTCACACCCTGGCAACGCGAAGTTTTGGCTTGTGTAAGGCATTTTGAGAAGATTAAGATTGCTGCTGCTGCGCTTGGAAGAGATGAGAAGGCAATACGGATGGTTATTTATCGGATTGCAGAGAAAGGAATAAGTGTATAATGGATTTATGAAAGAAGAATACTTAGAAATATCAACGAAAGGTGGACATGTCCCTGGCTGCATACAGTGCTCATTCGATGAAATGAAGCTAAGAAAGGGAAGACGGTTCAAAGAAGATTATTACTTTAAGGTTAAGAATAGGCAAAATATATTTATCGATATTGACGAAATAGCAACATTTCGAGAGTGGCCGTATGTGTAACGAACGTGGTTCTATTTACAGAACAAGGAGTACAAACTTTTAATAGCTCCTTGTCATCAACGGCGCAAACGCATGGAGGTTAAGGTTTGTTCTCTCGGAGAGTAAACCTGAGCCTCCGTGCTCGATTTGTTTTCTAACCAGCTTTTACTATGACTACTGACGATCCTGTAAAGGACGGCAGCGTTTCCCCTCCTGACGCCGAAGGCAATCAGGAAACTTCTAAAGCCAAAGACACTGAAGAATCTTCGGAAGATTCACAGTCATCCAAGGTTCAAGAATTGGAAGAAGCCCTTAACCAAGAAAAAGAGCGATCAGCCGAGCTGCATCGCGGTTTGCAGGATAAAGCCAAAGAGGTCAAACGTCTTAAATCTGCTATTGTTGATGATGAACCTAAAAAGCAAGAGGAAAAAGTCGAAGAAGCAAAAGGCTTCACCGAAGACGAAAAGTCTCTACTTAAATGGGAAATCAAGAATCAGGATAAGATCGATCTCTGTCAGGAAGAGTATGACAAATATACCAGTGACGGCGTTAAGCCAGAACTCGCATTGCGTCTCGCTCTCGATGATAAGGGCATTACCGAGTCAAACATTTCCGAGCATTTGCGCCAGATATCCGCAGGACAGCCTGCGGCATCTGTCAATCGCGAACCAGCTTCTGATGTTACCGAAAAAGAGCGTGCTGATATGGAATTTTGGGGGTATGACGAAGAAATCCTCAAAGAGCACAAGAAGCTGAAAGCTGAAAGACAACAAGGGGCGTAAGTATTTCTTACCCCCCACAGAACATGCCTGCAGTAATAAGACGCATGACTGGACACAGCAATTATAGAGAATACGCATCGTCTGGGACGATTGCAGCTGGTGATCCAGTGCAGTTTGACGAAAATGGGGAGGTAGCCGTGGGCGCAACAGGCAAGGCGATTTTGGGTGTAGCTGTGAACGCAGCAACATCATCTACGAACTGTCTTGTTGATATCGCTCTACCTGGTGACATCTGGGAATTTACCATCGGAACCGGCACCATGGCAGCAGCCGAAGTCGGTGAAGAGGCAGATATTCACGGAACGCCAGCAAGCGGTCTAACTCTCACAGAGTCAAACAACGACGTCCTCATCACATCATGGGACGGCGTAACCACATCCCGTTGTTACGGGCAATACATGAAGCCAGCATCTACTACGATTGCCGCTTAGTTTTTTTATTTCCTAATTTCAACCCTCCAATATGGCTTATAATTCAACAGCATTCTCGGAGTTCGTTGACAACACTGAGCGGTCGGTCATGGCGCAAGTCAAAGAGGCAAAACCAGACATGGTTAGAGGCCTCTACATGCCTGTGCCCTGGTCGCCTGGAGACCCAGATAGAGTTACTTTTAACTCTGTGGCTCTCTCAGGATTCGCTGGTCGCGTTGATGAAAACGAGAACTACCCAATGATTGACCCCACGCTTGGGGATGAACTCGATAAAACTCAGATTCAATACGGTGACAAACTCACCATCACTCGCAGGATGGCCAAATTCAACAACCGTTACGCGGTTGCTAAGTTTGATGCACCTGCACTCGCAAATCGTCTCAAGAACGTACTTGACCTAGAGTTGACACAGCAATGCTTCGGTGAGGCTGATCAGACTACAATGACACCTCCTGGAAAAGCTGCTGTGAGCATAGCAACTGCCGACACGTTGGCCTTTGCATCAGCTAGCCACACAGTTAATGGCGCAGCAGGTTCTACGTTCAGCAATGTGCTATCGGGGGCAGGAGCCCTTTCGATGGACAACATGACTTCTGCTATGGCCACAGGCGAGCAGAACACAGTTGACGATCAGGGAACTTACCTGTCCCCGAACTTTAATACTCTTGTAATCGCCCAAGATGCCAACATGGAACGCAAAGCGCGTGAGATGCTTGGCTCTTCGTTGATCCCAGAAAATTCAAACAATGCAGTCAACGTCTACAACGGAGCAATGAAGCTCGTTGTTCTCAAACATGGTCAGAAGAACATGGTCGGAACAGTAGCTTCTGCAAACCGTTACAGATGGGTGATTATGGACTCAGAGATGGCTCGCGGTGCTCTCCAGCTCCAAATGGCTGAATCACCAACAACCGAGCAGAAGTTTATAAACGAGGACAACATACTCGCTTCTATTCTTGTAACCCAATTCGCTGCATTCGCAGCAGTTCGATGGCAGGGATTTGTATTCTCGCTCTCGACAACCGCACCTACTTCCTAACCCTTAACCGCTAATGGCTAATTATACGAGAATCACGACATTCACGGCAGCGGCGCTAGGAGTAATTGCAACCGCAACTGTAACGGCTGCGGTCTCAAATTCCTTCTTCACGAGAGGGGATATCATCTACGATACAACTGGTCGTACTGATTCACCTTCAATCATTGTAGATACAGAAAGTATGTCGACTATGGTTGTTGAAACATGCACTTCAACAGGAGCTTCATCGAATCACAGAACGTGCTCTTTCACGAACCCGCGTTCTGGCTCAGGACTTCTTATGGACTTGTTCATTGAGGCTACAGGTGTAGGAACAGCTACGACTATGGACTGTTCTTATGGTTTGGCGGCGGGTATTACTACCTCAGCCACTGGAACAACAGCGGTACCTGGATTCCAAAACAGAACATTCGCGACTGGATCAGTCCTACATAATCTCTCTGGGAGTATTCTCATCAGGAACAGCACAATCATAAACTGCGCTACAACTGCTGACCCAGGGACTGTTGACGCAAGAATTAAGGCAGTTATTCGTGATGTTTACAAGAACTAGCCCTCTGACTTTCCGCTTTTAGGAGCGGAAAGATGAGCGGGACCCCCCGCATTTCATTCCCTACCCTAATCATGCCAGACACTATCAATCCATTCGCAACGGGCAACGGCCCAAGGTATCTACCCATCTTCCAGAAAGGGAGGCTAAATCCCAATATCCCAGAGCAGCTTGCGATTATAAAGCAATTCCTTCGCTCATTTGAGGGAACAGAACAATATGATCATTATGTTGAAGTTTATGAGCGTATATGGAAAGTTCAGCTGAAAAAGAAAGAGGAAAGAGAGGAAACTGAGCCAAAAGCAGTAAAAAGAGGCGGTGAAGAGCCGACTGAGGAGGCAATGAAGAGAACCTCCGATCCAGAAACTCGCAGGGTGAAGCCAAAAACAGAAGAAGAAGCTAAGAAAGAGATCGAGAAAGCAAAAGAGAAGGCCAAAAAGAAGACCAAAAAACGTGGCAGACCCAAGAAATCCTAATTCTTTCCCCTATAAATCATGTCAGGAACAGCCGCTATCCTCTCCAACAACGTAACTCTTACAGCTAGTTATGTCGCTAGCACAATAAGTGCTCCTATACATGGTGCAAGCCATCACACGTTATTCATAACGTATGCCCCAGATACTAATTCTACTAATGCTATAAACGTGCAGATAGATGTTAGTCACGATGGTGGAACAACTTGGCATGTATATGGGCAGTACACAAACTCGTCAGGCACATTAAGCGAGCAGGCATATACAATATCAGACACTTCAGCAGGAACTGCCGATCAAGACTTGGTTCCTATTGTGTTTGAAGCTACAGGAACTCATTTAAGGCTCCGCGCTCTTGAGACTAATACCCCAGGTGCATATGGGGAATACACAGCCACTTTACGCTCCCGCTCATCATGAACATTGACATCATCCCACCAAAGGCCACCCGTAGAACGCTTACATTAGCCAAAAAGGACATTCGCACCTATTCCGATGTTGTAAAGATAGTGAATGCGGTGCTGAAGGATTGGGAACCGCCCATGCCAGAAATCCCCCCACTTCCAAAGCTCCCCGATTTTGATGAGTTTGAGAAGAAAGGAAAAGTCGTTTCTATTGCTGATATTAAGGGGTTGGATGAGTTTATAGACGGAAGAATTCCTAAAGTTGAAGTACCTACAGACTATGCTAAGAAGAGCCACAAACATTCTCTTAAAGACTTAGATGGAAAGCTACCGCTTGCTCGTCTTGAGCACAGTCCAGAGATTAAGAGATTACTCACAAAACACCTTGCTCTCAGAGATCACTCACACGCAGGAATAGAAAGAGAATTGAACGAGCTTGGGGCAGAGGTTGATGCTATTGAAATCCCCGATTACTCCAAAGAGATTAAGGAGCTGAAGGCAGAGATTAAGAAGTTGGAGAAAACCTTGAGCAAAGTGGACAACAGACACGTTGAGTTAGTCGTTATTGATAAGGATGACGTAAAACAACCCCGAAAGGGTAAGGAGTTCGCAAAGAGTGATAAGTTTTATGTTGTATTAGACACAGTTCCGAACGTTGACATAGGTGTTAAGGACAAGGCTGGATACGAGGGAACCGTGAGCATTCAAAGTAAAGGTGGTGTATATCTATTATTCGCAGCCTTCGACAAAAAAGAGGCCTACCCGATTACTTTCTTTAAGTATGAATGATTATAAATACCTTTCCATCGATGAGCAGAAGAATCACTTGCAGCAGCGCATAAAACTGGCCGAAAAAGACCACTATGAATGCAAAATCAGCCTAAGAACAGCAGAAGGAAACAAAGATCGAAACTCGATCACCAATCTCGTGGCAAAACTGCGAGAACTTGAAAGCAAAATATCTGTCCTTTCGGCAGAACTTGATTCCTTAACCAATACTAATCATGGCACTCAATGTACGAGGTAACATCTTCGAGCCGCAAGGAATATGGCGAGCAGCTTCTATCGCTGCTGCGGCACTTATCACACTTTCCGCGGGGATTACTTTAGTTGTAAAGGCAGGACAATCTGGAGATGAAATCCAAAGATGGGACGATTACAACGACAAACAAAAAGGAGTCATTACTGCGAGTGGCACAACTGCTTTTAGTGGGGCACTTAGGCTAACGGGACAGGGCACGGGTTCGTGTATCACCATGAGAAGAAATAATAATGCTGGTGATTCGTGTTGTTATGTTGATCAAGCTGGAACCGCGTGGGTTTGCAAAGCTTCTGCATGTTCTTCCAACTGTGAATAATGCTTGCCTCAACTGTTCTTACAAGGGCGGAAGGTATCCTAAAAATAGATAGGGATAATATAGGGATTCCTGGGCTAGAAGAAACTCAACTGCTGGCGGTTCTTGACAAGGCAAACGCTGACTGGATTGAAGCGCATAAAAAGGGTGGTGGAGAACCGCCAGAATACATGCAAGCTGAAACTGGAGGGACACTTATTTCTGGTACTAATGTGAATGATTCCAGTGGTGTATTAACTACTGACACAACAATAACTGTTGATGACTCCTCAGAGTTTCCTTCTAGTGGGGCAATAGTTACCTATGAGAATGACATGCCTGATGTTCACCCATATACAGGTAATACCGCAAATGTATTCAGTGGTGTAACTGGTATAGGGTTCGACAAGAGTGATAATGCGGCAGTTTATAATCTATACGCCCTTCCTACCGATTTTAGAGATTTAAGAGAAGAAGACGGATACAAGGATGGACTGATAGTAGAAGGATCAGAATTTAGATTTGTTTCTGGTGATCCAGGAGCAGGGCAGTTTACGATCTACGACAACGCTGGAACTAAATACTTGTGGTTTCCACGAGACCTAAGTGGGGATTACTCAGTGATTTATAACAAAACTACAACAACTATTGATGACACTACTGATACTGTAGATATCCCAGACACAGAACCTGAGAACCAGTGGTACTTAGTATGGAGATTAGTAGCTTACGGCAGAGAGGTACTGGGAGTTGATGGGATTGATCTCGCCGAGTCAAGAGCAATTAAAATCTTGGCTGACGAATTAAAGAAGCGTACTCAGGGCAAGAGAGTCAAGCTTGCAAGTAGAAGGATCGACATGTCCTCTGATAATTTCCGTGTTTCATTTTATAACCCCCGTGCAGGAGTAAGAGGATTCTATAGATAATGCCTAAAGAAATTCTATTATCGGGTAACAGATTCGTCGGATATGTAGACGACACAAGAAATGCCTTCGGCAAGAAAGGAGAGGCTGTGCTTAGCTCTCCTAGTGTGAATGTGCGTATTACGCGTGGAGGAGAGGCTTACACAAGACCAGGATATGAAGATACAACTATTGATCTAAGTGAAGCATCTAAAGTTGCACGCGCATTTCATGTAGAGAGATGGGATGTGACGTTCTTCTGTCTTAATGGGAAGGTTAAATTTGTTGACCATAATAATTCTGATAATGTCATAGATACTGGTTTATCGCTTACAGATACCGACGGATTAAATACAAGATTTGCAGAATACGCTGGAGATATTTATTTAACCAACCGAACAGACGGGCTTAGGCAGATACACATGGGGAGAGTAAACGAGACTTCTGCTGATTCTGGGGATGGGGATATCAAAGTTGATCAACATCTAGCAGGTAGATTAAGAGCATTCTCTGACACGACAGGAACTCTAAGAATCGCTAATACTACGCAATTTACAGAGGCTTATACTGCCGTGGCTGCAACAGGCGTTATTACTTTAACAAACACACTAGATGCGGATGTAAGCGATAACACTATCGTCTACACTGTTGAAGACATTAGTTCTAACAAGCCATTTGGATCAGGTATTACCTTTTGGAAAGAGAGGATGATTGTGTGGGGAGTGATAGATGACCAAAACACTTACGATTCTAAGGCGATAGACGATGCAACAAACGTAGTTTATATGTCTAAATTTGCTACGAGAGACGTATTAGAGAATGTAATTGATTTTGATACTTCTGGGACGGCAACTATTGAACAGGTCGGAAAAGGAGGTAGGGTAACAAATGTAATCGCTACGAGGGATTATATTTATTACTTTACTAACACTGAGACTTACTTCTCTGCTGTTGCAGACGTAAATGCGACTACAGGGGCTACGTTTCCTCAACTACTAAGTAAGCAATACGGTTGTTTGAATGAAGACTCTGCTGCTGATTTAGGAAACGGTGTTATTGCGTTTGTAACTCAGAATAAACGTATAATCGCAATAAGAATTGCCACGGATACTGGAGCAACAATCGTATTCCCTGATGAATTATTTGACCAAGATGTGCGAAATACACTAGAAATTATGGATGATGACCAAGAGGATGCACATGTTTTTTACCACGCAGGGGAACGACTCTGTTACTTCCAGCTAAAAGTCGAGGCAGCATGGGTAACTTTTGTATACGACAACAACAAACAGAGATGGCTTCCACCTGACACAAATAAAGTATTTGGAAGTTACTATGAAAAGGATGGGTTCCTATACGCTACTGATTTAACAGACGATACGATCTATCAAATGAATATAGGGAATCAGGATGAAGGAATAGAGGTTGATTTCCAAATGGCTTTAGGAGTGTTTGAGTTTGAAGGAGGAAGGCTTACTTCTGAATGGAAGGAGATGGAGCTATCGGGAAGTATTACACAAGACACTACTATCGAATGGACAGGGAGTGTGGGCGAAGGAACGTCTACTGCAAAAGAAATTGTATCTACTGATTATGCTTTTACTGGCGGGACATCGTTTGATGCTGTTGATATTGGAAGTTTAATAATTGGTGGAGGCGCAGCAATTGAGAACATAGCTAACTGGGAAAAGAGATTCCGCATTGCACCAACTACTTACGGTAAAAGTTTTCAACCAAAGCTAGTAAGTAGTGGTGCTTTTACATGGAAATCCTATCTTATTCGTTTAATTCCCCTTCCTTCATCACTTACCACTCTTGAATAATGAAAAGATCACATATCGTAATAGGCATACTGATAATCGCTATATTTATCTTTTTTCTTCCGAAAATCGTAGGAGCTTTTCAGCAAACTCCTACTGATTATGCAGCTAATATAACTGGGAGACTGACTTCCAAGATCACTGCCACTCAATCTACAGGTATAACAGTAACTGCTGATACTTACAGAACCCCCGCAGGTACCGCTGCTGTAACTTGGCCTACAGGGAATCATATTTTAAGAGTGAGCAGAAAAGCAGGAAACAAGACTTGGGTTGAACTTATAGGGGTGGCATCTGCCTCTCAAAGTAGTTCTACTGTTACTCTCGGTACAGTCACACGCTACTTGTCACACTCAGATGGTACAGATTTGACCTCACAAGGAGATGGATTAGCTTTTCCTTCTGGGTCAGTAGTTGAGCTTATCTGGTCTGTACAACAAGCAGAACAGACAATGTTTAAGAATAATATAAATGTACTAACAGGAAGTGGAAGAATTGAGAAGACTGCTTCGGGTAGTGCAAGTATGAGACTAGTGAATGTAACAACTGCAGAGAGGGGATCATTTGAGGAGACTGAGAAGGGTGACTTGATCTACAACGAAACACTAGGTACAACACAAGTTTATGATGGCGCAAACTGGTTAAACCTCTCCCAAACAGGGACAACATTACAAAATGCAGGATTTCAGAATAGGGGGGTTGTAGAACTTGCTACTCCTGCCGAAATACTTGCAGCAACAGCAAGCGGAAGTGCTACATCTCTTGTCCCTGCTGTTAAAGATATTGTCGCCCAATCAAGCGGAAGTGCTGACTCAGGAAAACTTTGTACCCTATCTGGAACAGGATTTTTAGACTCTTCTTGTATAGCAAGAGGGAATCCGACCAATGACAATACTAAAGTCGTAACAGGAAGCGGATGGACAACATTAACTAACCTTTCCGTAGGATCAGGAGCAAATCTTGATATTGATGATGAGCTTATATCTGATACGAATGATTTGAACTCAGCAACTTTTGCACAAATTAGCTCATCTCTTAGCGGAACAATGGGCTTAAATGTTGGAGACCTGCTTCATATGACTCTACACGTTGCTGGGAATGATGGCACAAATGGTTGTACAAGAATTGCTTTAGGCTTTCAGGTGGATGGTGGAACGGTTGACAACACATCATATGGCACACATACATTTAACGATATATGTACGGCAAGTGTGGCCGCTGTCACTGTTTCTACTTATCACAGAGTTCTAACAGGTGGAACTTTAACCGTTCAGCCAGTCTACCGAATACAGAACGGTACTGACTGGGATTTGGCTTGTGCTACTGAGCGTTGTGCCTTCCAAGCTGTCCGCATTAGATAATGGCTACTCGCAGAACACGAAAGGCTGCTGTTAAAAAGAGGCTAGAAGCCAGAAAGACTGCACGGGCCAAGAAATTAACACCTGTAACTGGCTCTACGAGAATTACAAGGAAAAGACCAGTCCCAGCTAGAGTTGCAGCCCCGCAAGGACAAGCTACTAGCCCCGCGGGAGCACCAAAACCAGTAAAACTAATAAAAGCCCCTGTAGAAGTATTCACTGGGGGAAGAGAAGGGCCAAGCGCACAACCAAAAGGAATTACTGATATTGGACGTTTACAAGACTTATTTGATAAGCGTGAGAGGGCGAGGCAAGCGATAGCAGAGGGAAGAGAGCCTGATCCTGCTGACTTAATCACAGCCCAACAGGGAAGTGCGGTTGATAGGGCTATCGCACTAGCCCAAGGAGCTATCAAAAGACTTCCCGAGGGTGCTCCAGACCTAGAAATTGGAGAGCAGGTTGGTCGAGTGGGCAGAGAACCTATCCCTATTCAATTACCAACCAGCCCGTTAGGTAGAGAAGCATTTGCAAGAGCTACTAATGTAGAGGATATAATTAAGGAGCTAGGAGGTCGTGTGAACATTCCTGATGATCCAGACACCACAGAGGAAGAAAAAGCCGCGAGAAGGGCACAGAATGCCGAATTACTAGCCCGTGCAGAGGAGATCGCACAAATAAGACAGACTCAGGAAACAGAGCGCGCACAGCGTCAAGCTGCTGGGACAGCAGCAGGCGCAGCCGTCTCACAAGAAGACGCATTAGGAAACACAGCACAAGGAATAGAAGATGCTGCACTATCACAAATAATGGCTTCCTTGCCAGAAGGAATGGAAGGACTTGGTACAGCGGTGCAGAACGCTCTAAATGCTCAGGATCAATCTATCGCAGCTCAATTTGGGCTTAGAAATCAGTCTATGGCTCTTGCAGAAGGGGTATTTAATCGTAAAAATGACATCTTCGGAGCAGCTTCCCAGCGTGCAGCCGATATATTCAACTCTACTGCTCAAATGCTTGAGAATTCGAGGGAAAGACAGAGCAAATTACTTGCTCAACAGCAGGACAACTTCAACAAACAATCTATCTTTGAACAGGGGAAACTTGAAAGAGACCAAAGGAGGCTATTAACCAAGCAAATAGACCAATTAACAGCTTCCCTTGCTCTTAGGGGTGGATTTGGCTCAACAAGCGGCCTAGCAGAGATAAGTGAGGCTGAGTTTAGAGGTGAACAAGCCCTAATAGACATGCAAAAGGAGTTTGGCTTTGAAAGAGCGGATGTTTCCATGCAATTCACCGCCCTACAGAACCAAGCAGAAGATAACTTCCAACAGAAGTGGCTTACTAGCCTACAAAACTACGGGAATAGGCTAGATATACTAGACTTACAGTTTGCAGCTAACGAAGACGCTATGAGCAAGTCTGTACTGGATGCTGCTACTAAGTTTGCAGATGAGGTTGGGGAGGCGAGGAGAGGGAAGGCAAAAATGATCTTAGACTTTGCAACTGATGTAAATAAGATGAACATGGAGATGTTACAAGAGCAGCGCAAAGGAATTATTAAGACCAAAGACTCGCTAGAGTTTGCTCAGAACATAAGAAAGGAAATAACTGCCAACAAGTTTATTTCAGAGGCAAGACAGGTAGATACTCGCTTTAGATCAATAGAGTCTGCGCTTGCTTTTGTAGAAGAGGCAGAGAAATCTGGCGATGTTACACAAAAGAACTTCGCAGATCAGGCAATGATTAACCTGTTTAACAAGATTACTGATCCTACGTCAGTTGTTAGAGAATCAGAGTTCGCACGTAGCGCTGCTGGGCTTTCGATGATGCAAAGATTTGAGGCTTTGTATAGGAGGGTGCAAGAAGGTGGTGTTTTGGAGCCAGACGCACGTAGAGAGCTAAGAGATGCAGCTTCTGTGATAGCCAAGGAATATAAGTCTCAATTAGCAAGAGATATACAGCCTTATATTATTGATGTAGATACATTCAACAGCCAGCCAGGAGTTGAAACACCAATTAGGCTAGATCAAATCCTTCCGAGGAATCTTATTCCTGTGCTACCGACTGCAACCATCGACCAATGGAAGATGCAGGCAGGAGGAGAGGATGTTAGCTTTGGGAGTAGTTTGCCTGATGGCTCATTTGGCACTGGTAAATTCAGAACAGACAGACACAATAACCCAACTGCGTTTACTATAGACATAGCAAGGCAGGCAGGATTAGTTGAGGGCGTTGATTATGAAGTGGGTGACCCATTTCCAAAGAATCCAAATCTAAAGACTGCAAGGATTATTGGAGACCCTATAGCACAAACAATAAAAGTAATTGACAAGATAGGTTTTTACACTGGCAAGGGGCATCAAAGATGGACTCACACTGCAATGTCAAGAAGTGATTGGAATAGCTTAACACTAGAGCAAAAAGCAGGAGTTGTTGTGGAAATGAGCAAGAAAGAGGGGAGTGATGGGAGCTTCTTAGCTAATAGCTCCATAGCACCACAGGACGATATGTTCATAGCTTCCACACAAGTAACTCCTAAAAAGAGAGAGGAGATACAACAAGAGGTAGATAAGGTAAAGACTGGAGAAAAAACACAGCAAGATGTCATAAATGATCCTAGATTCTCTGCCGAAGATGTAAGACTATTTGCTCAAATGATGGGAATCCAAGCTATTAGATTCCCAGGAGAAATTTTCCATGGTGGAGCCGAAGCAGTTGCAGATATTTTGCAATTTGCAGGTAGAAACATAGCAAATCCATTTATTAGAGGTGTTGCTCAAGCATTTTCCCCATAAACATGTTTACTAAACAAGACATCCAAAGGCTTCGCGAGACAACAGATGATGACTCTATATTCAATTACATGAATAAGAGCGATGCAGGATTTAGAGAGAAGGTGAGGAATGTTAGAACTGCCAATCCTAATATGTCCGCACTAGAGGAAGCTAATTTCGCCAAATCAATGATAGATATTCACTTTGGAATAAAGGCTGAAGAACCGCTGGTACCAGAAACAACACAAATGGTTTCTTCTGTTATGGAACTACAACCTCCAGAGGAGCCAACGGGAAGTTTTGTGGGCAGAACCATCAGAAATATCCCAGGAAGTGCTAAAGAGTTCGCTGGGGCGCTATTTGAAGCTGTAAGACATCCATTTCAAACCGCTGGGGCGCTTGCAGATGTAGCCGTTGGAGGAGCTGCAAACACTATAGAAACTGTTGCAGGGATGGCTGGGGCTGAGAATGCAGAGCAAATTTTTGACCTTCCTAGTGAGCAAATAGCCTCTGCCGTAGGAGACTTCTTTGCCGAGAGATATGGAGGTGTAGAAAATATCAAGAACACTGTCGAAACCGATCCTGTAGGATTTGCTGCTGATTTAGCAGGATTGCTTTCTATTGTAGGAGGAGTTTCAAGGGTGACTGGGAGGATTGCTCAGGCTGGGGCATTGGCGAGAGCTGGAGGTGTAGCTGCTGTACCATTGGAGTCAGCTACTGCAGTCTTAGGACAAGCTGGTACTACTGCAGTGAGAGCTGGCCAGGCAGCACAGAGAGCCGCCTCACTAGTTGACCCCATAGAAAGGGCTTTTAGTGTGCTGCGTGGTACTACTACTAGACTTGCTAAAGCAACAGTTGGAACAGGGAAATTTGCTATATCTGAAGTTACAGGAATGAATCCCACGACCCTTGGAACTATTATTAACAAAGCAGCAAAGTTTGAAGAGGCGCAGAGGGCTGGTGTTACTAGGATTTCTTTAGCAGATAAAGTTTTCAGGTCTATAAGAAAAGTTCAAGATGAGGCTTCCGAGCTTGGCAGTGAATATAAGCCAATAAGAGATAGTAAGCAGGTTACGACTGTTGACAAGGATATATTTAGGAATATCTTGCAAGAAGAAGGATTCAAATTTACTGATGATGGTAAGTTAGGCCCAATAGATTTTGATACACCACAACTTGATCCGTCTGAATTTTCTAAGTTAAAGGGATTCCTTGATGATTTTGATGTGTTGGACGAGACGGTAAACGCAAATCAATTCCTTAGATTAAGGGATAGGCTCACAAAATTGGCTAGATTCGAGCAAACGGGTGTTAGAAGTCAGCAGTTAGATAGAATTGCAAAGGGCATGAGAAATGAATTAAACACTCGATCAAGAGGAGGTATTAAGGGGCTAGAAAAATTGGATGCGGAGTTTGGCCCACTACGAGACGAGCTTAACAGATTGGAAAGAGAATTTATTGACCCAAGGACAGGAGAGCTAAAATCTACGGCCTTCAGTAAGATAGCGAATCTTACCGGCAGAGGGAAAGAAAGGGCGTTGGAACTATTGAGAAAAGAAATTCCAAATATTGATGAGCAGGTGAATATACTTAAAGCTATCGAGGATGTTACCGACGCCTCTGGGAATAAGGTTGGTACATATATCCGTGCTGGGACTGTTGTAGGGGGAGTCTTTTCTGGTAGGCCATCTCTAATAATTGCTGCAGTTATGGCCAACCCAACTATTGCGGTTCCGTTGCTGAAGTTTTATGGAAAAACAAAGGGGATTGCATTAAATACTATAAATGCAATGACAAGAAGAATAAGAAAAGGAATTCCATTAACGCCGCGCCAAGTCTCTATATTTAACAATATGATCCGTGAAATGGATGCAACTCTACGTGAGGCAGTTTTAGTTCCCGAAAGGGCTAACGTTCCCGATATTTCTCCCACTCGTCCCCAACAATAAGCATGAATAGGAACACAATGCCGATAGCAACTAACCACATCATGTCAACTATACTACACACCTCCTAACCAATGTCAACCTCGCTTAAAACCCCTAGAAACGGCAAAATAACCCCAAATACGATAATGTTGCTAATTATCTCGGCATTGTGGGGAGTAACAGTCCTACTTGCAACGGCACAGATCAGGGACATTAAAACTGATATAAAAGATGTAGAAGGTCGCTCAACTCTAAACTCAGAAGTAAACGCACACCAAGACGCTGATATAGCCAATTTTGCACACCTTGTAGAAAGAATTGAAGAAAAACTAGATCAAGTTCTCTATAAAAAACTTGGTTACATCCCTAAATAATGGCTAATGCTAATCTTAATCCTTCCATCGGCGATGACGGCTCAACAGCCGCCGACAAGGGAACCCTCGTAGCAGGGAAGGATGGGGCAGGCGCACAGCAAGATATAAGAACGGATACAGATGGTCATTTACAAATAGATGTACTTTCTTCAGTAATCGCAGGTAGTGCCGTGGATAGTAACAACTCTACAACAACACCTTTAACAGGAAGTGCGGTCTATACTGGCACTGGAACTGATCTTCTAGGATATTCAACTGTATGTACAACTCTATATGCGGATGTTGATTCTGCAACAGATGGCATGACGTTCCAGTTTTCTACAGATAATTCAAACTGGGATGATGTGTATACATTTACAATGAATGTTTCATCTTCTGACACAAGGAGATTCCAATTCCCTATAACAGCAAGATACTTCCGTATTGTTTATACGAATGGATCAGGGGCACAAAGCGCATTCCGTGTACAAACCATATTACACACAGCTAATCAGCTTACATCAATTCATAGGATTGTAGATGATGCCTCTCCAGATAGAAGTGCACAGATTATGAAGAGCGCAATTATTGCACAAGCCGCAGGAAGTGGTGATTTTGTGCCTGTGCAGGCTACAGCAGGAGGTAATTTTAAGGTATCTGTTGAAGAATACGATAGTGGAGCATTCTCCAGCGATATGGAAGGAGGAGGGAAAATCTCTGTGGGAACTACTGCCGTAGAAGCAACTTTTACTGGAACAACTAGATCAATAACTATTACTGCTGACCCATCTAACACCGCGAATCTTTATGTCGGAGAATCCAATGTAACGAACACTGGTGCAAATGCTTTTACTATCCTTGTGCCAGGAGAATCAGTAGAAATTGATTATCAGGATGGAACCAATGCAGTTTATGTTGTTGGTGCGTCTGCTTCCCAGAATTTCTGGAAAGGCGCTTTACTTGTTTAATTATGCCAAGTATTCGTAAGTTCCATGCACCGATACAGCTCGATACATCAAGCTATGATTATCTCTCCCTAACAGGGCAGAAGATCACACTGGGGCAAATAGATATTTCAGATGACACAAATCTTGCAGTCTCCTCACCTATTGTTCTAACGGATGATACATTGAGTTTAGATCAATCGGCAGTAGATCACGGCTCCCTTGGTGGGCTAACAGATGATGATCATTCTCAATATATGCTCTTGGCTGGCAGGGCTGGGGGGCAGGTATTGATTGGAGGAACACAAAGTGGTGATGATATAGAGTTCCAAACCAACTCCAGTATCTACAAAGGTGATTACATTTTCTCAGAACTCACAACCAATGGATTTGTTAAAACTACAGGAGGGACAGGGGCACTAACTGTTGCTACCACAGTGGATATTTCTGACGATACAAACCTTGCCGTGACATCACCTATTGTTCTAACAGATGACACTCTTTCTTGGGATTTTTCCACAAATAACACATGGACAGGAGCTCAAAAGATAAATGTCAATTCAGGTACGGCACTACATGTTGAGCAGGATGGAGTGAATGATGATGTTTTGGTAGTTGATACAAGTACGCCCAAAGTTAAAATAAAAGGAAACCTTGAGCTTTATGATAGCGGTGGAGGGAATGCGATTATAGGTGATACATGGATTGGGTTGCAGACTGATAATGCCACAAATTTTATATATCTTTCAGGAGGTAGCACTTCGGGCGATACCACTGGAGCAGTAATAACTCTTCAGGGTGAAGATTTAGGAGGGGTTAGCGCCGGGGGTGATGTATTGATAAATACAGCTGATGGAGCAGGAACCGTCATTTTTCAAGTCCAAAATATTGACCGTGCCGAATTTTCTGCAACAGGATTGGTTCTTGAGTATCCGTTGTATATTAAAGAACAGGCCGATGCGAGCGCTGACACAGCAGCCTATGGACAGATATGGGTTAATACAGCAACTCCTAATGAGTTGTACTTTACTACTGATGCAGGTGATGACAGAGAAATCGCTTATGCAGGTGGAGCTTTCCATGATGGATTTTCGGATTTTGTAGCAAACGAACACATAGATTGGACAAATGCTTCAGATAATCTTGTTACTACAGGGAATGGCACATTTAACGATCTGATAATTGGAGATGCTCGCTATATAGGTTCTGCTTCTGATACTGACGCAATTCAAATTGAAGCTGATGGAGATGTCATTCTGTCGCAGGCACTTAATATAGTGGACGCCAAAAAAGCATACTTCGGTACTGGATTTGATTCCTCGATAACATATGACGGTACAGACATGGTTTTCAATAGTCGAGAGGTGGGAAGTGGGGATTTCAAATTCACAGGAGGCAATATACAAATAGATGATGACGCTTGGATTGGTATAGATTCTCCCAACAATGCAAGACTAGAATTTGATTCCACGGCTGCGCCTGACACCATAGATGTAGCTGATGCCGACTTTAGAATTAGTGGAAATAACTCCTTTTATATTGGTGGGGCAGATGGGACAACTGAGATTGGTAGACTCTTTAACAGCGCGGGAGACTTAACTTTTCAGGGGGTGGGAGCCAGAGATATTGCCTTTGGTTCTGATAACAATACTAAAGTTCTGTTTGTTGATGGGAATAACGCAAGGGTTGGGGTTAATAACATTACCCCCGACACATCGTTTAGTTTGGACATAGGTACAAAAACTGATGGATACAACTTTACAGAGCCGTATGAAGTCCAGACAACAGATGCAACACAAACTACTTTATATTCACTTGGGATGGTAGATGAGTACACTTATCACATAGAGGCTCGTGTTATTGGAGTTAAGAGTGATGGTTCGCAAAGAGCTTCATATAATCTTGTAGCAACCGTGTATCGAACTGGGGGAGGGGGGGCTACGGTTCAAGGGCAAACCACTGTTCACTCGGCAGAAAGTGACGCAAATTGGGATGCCACGTTTACAGTTAGTGGAAATAGTGTACTAGTTTCTGTTACTGGTGTGGCTGCCACTACTATTGAATGGGGTGCTTATGTACAATACTTCCGTATGTCTGATTAATTTTTACCTACACAACATGCCAAAACTTACTTACAACTTATCAACTGACGATGCAAATAGATTGATTGATGCTTTTGGAATAGATTATCAAGAAACTATTACAGATGAAGAAGGGGTTGAAATTCCCAATCCTGGAACTAAAATAGTTTTCGCAAAAAGAAGACTTGCTCAACTTATTATAAACAAAGTTCATAAGTTGGAAATAAGAGAGGCTGAGCGAGCCATGCCAAGCATAGACAAAATCACTCTTACAGTTGAATAATGTGTCCTACATTTGGAAGCCAAAGTATCCTGGCGAGAAAAAGCGCGTCTGGAAACGTGTGTGGATTGGTGATGAAATGCCAGATTGTGAAATCCTGATTAAGAGCTTCGAGAGATTTGAATGTCTGGAAAGGCTGATCCGCTCGATACGCTGGTTCTATCCACATGCGAAGATTATTGTCGCAGACGATTCTAAGACTAAACCTCCTAAATATCTTAAGAACATTAAGAACGTTAAATGGATTGAGCTTCCCTATGATGTAGGACTAGCAGAGGGCAGAAATCAAGCGGTGCAGGCAAGCAAATCCGAATATGTAATACTTTGTGATGATGATTTTGTTTTTACTGAGGAAACTAAAATAGAAAAACTATTGGAAATTTTGCAGCATGATACGAATGTTGATGTAATAGGTGGTGCGGTGAGAGTAGATGGAGAGGTGGCTAAGCACTGGAGCGGACATCTGCGGAGAGATAATGACAGAATCCTAATTAATGCATTGTCTTCAAGATGGAAAGTAATGGGTGATGCTCCTTACCGAAGAACTGATCTTGCACTCAATTTCTTTGCAGCTCGCAAAGACAGACTAATACCCTGGGATTCACAATGGAAGATAGGATATGAACACATGGACTTCTTTCTCACAATGAAAGAGCGTGGTAGGAAAACTTATTTCACTCCATCAGTAATTCTGGGAAATTACCGTGGGACTAACGACATTTACAAAGAGAAGAGGGGAAGGTTTAGAGACAAGGAAGTGGAAAAACAGTTCTGCGAAAAATGGAACATCAGAGAGCGTCCAATTTGTCCACAAACAAGCATAGGAGTAGAAAAAAGGATAACTCTTGATGATATTTGTATGAATATAGTTGTATTAGGAGTGGGGCATTCCAACACAACCATCACCGCAAAACAGCTCGGGACATTAGGCTGGAATCTTGGTGATGCTGATGAGGAGTTTGCAGAGAGTGTAAATATAAGAGCATTGAACAACAGGATATTAAGGGCTGGGATATTGGATGAGAAAGCTGCTAGAAAAGCCTTAAAAAGCTTTGAACAGCCCTGGATTATAAAAGACCCCCGCTTTGCCAAGGGAGCTTTCCCCTATTGGCTCAGATACTTTGAACCATACCATCCCATACTCCTATGGATTACGAAGGATATGAAAGCTGTTGAACAAAGCTACTTAAAGCGTGACATGAGTCCAAAACATATAAACACATGGCTAAAAAACTGTGAGGAGTACTATAACAACTGGCCCTGGTATAGGCTAAAAATTGATGCCTCCCAGATATTCGATGCTTGTGGTATGCTTGACTTGACTTACCCCCATTGATTATGTCAAAAGCTAAAGCTGATGTTTCTACCGAAGAAGCAAAAAAAACTCTCATAAAGGAAAAGAAAAAGCGAGAAGATGAATGTAAGACTGAAATTAACAAGACGCTACAGAAACACAACTGCCAGCTGGATGCTGGTATAATCCTGAAGGCAAATCAAGTGACTCCTGTGATAAATATTATTTCTAAATAATGTGGTAAAATAGAACAAGAAGTGAAAGAATATATAATTCTCCATCATAGTGGGGCTACAACAGAAAACCACCAGTGGAAAGCTATAAACTCGTGGCATAGAATTCGTAGGTTTCCTCGATCTAAATTAGGATATTGGGTTGGATATCACTATGTTATCGAAAAAGACGGTTATGCAGGGCAATATAGATGGGACGAGGAAAAAGGGGCGCATTGCGATACTAAGGACTATAATCTCAAATCTATTGGCATTTGCCTAGCTGGAGACTTTACACAGCAGAAGCCCACTACAAAACAACTAAAGGCAATGGTTAGATTGGTTAGTAGACTTCAACAGAGATATGGGATTGATCCAAAGGATGTAAAGTTGCACAGACAGCTAAAACCCACAGCGTGCCCTGGAATTGACCTTAAAACGTATTTAGACCCCTTCGAGGTACCTACCCCCTCACCAAGCAAGAAAAAGTGGTTGAGGGCTATCGAGAGAGCGAAAAACAGGTTCTCGGGAAAGGTTCTACAACGACTGTTGAACCGCCTGGAAAGGCGACTTTTATCCATTTCCTAAACTTCCATTATGAAGCTCTGTGATGTACCATTTATCCCTAAAGGCTATACAACCGCACTAGCTGGCTGGGGAGCATTCCTTGTCGGTGTAGGAGGATTTGTTACCGCACTTGGTAAGTTTCTTCTAGGTGACGGGGATTTTGAACTTGTGATTCAAATGTTCCTCGTTATGACTGGAGGTCTGTCTGTTCTTGGGATTGGCAGGAAGATCGAGCACTCTACATAGGACAATCATGCCCCTCCTCCAACTGGTAGCTTTGCTTGCACTTTGTGCAGTACCGATTCACGTGTATTTTAGGCATGTGAGAGCGCCTGTAGATTTCCGCACTACCTGTCCATTTTTTTTGAGATTTTTCCCTGAATGCGCCTTGAGGATTTGACATCACGTGCTAGTATAACAAAACGCCTCCTGGTTCCCCAGGCACAAGTCATCAGAGCAATTTCGTCTTTTGGTCTATCCATTACCCAAATTTCTGACGGAAAAACTACTTTTCTATAATAAATTTTATAGACTTTTCTTCCGTAACGGAAGCGATCCCCTACATTTAATCTCTTAATCCTATTAAATTTAGTGTGTGAATGCCCCAAAAGTATATTAAATGAACCTTGCTTAACCACTGTGTAATCTTTTAGACACCTATCCACAGCAGGCTCCATAGCAGAGGAACAGTGCATCACACTTTCTCTAAGTCCTATCTGGGGAATAGAAAGAACTGTAAAAGCAATAGCCGAGATCAAGTAAGAACCCATTAGCGCCTGGGGAACCTCCTTGCAAAAGAACAAATCCTTTCGAGATTCTTAATGTTCTTCTTTATGATTAATCTGGTTGCCGTAGTATCACGCATCCACTTGCCCTGATGTACTCTTTTGATTTGCCAGATTGCATTATCAGATACAGTCCAACCGTCTAAGGTACGGGTGCAATATCTATTATCAGTTTTGTTATACCAGTGTGCTGCCTGTGCCTCAGGAACAATTTTAAGAATTAACCAAGCAGCAGCGCAGATGCCGATGATGATACATAAGAGTTTCATAGTGAAGGGGGTAAGAGATTAGGATTTTCGTAAATAAGCTAATAACAATATAGTAGATGCAGTTACTGCTCCTGCTGACAGGAGAGCGAAGTTAGTAGATGATAGAGAGAGAATGTCCATAAATATGGATACATTTAGACTGGATTAAGATACGCGAATTCTCCAAATAATTCTTTAGCAGCTTTGTTATAGGAACTTGCAGCCGATCTCTCAGAGGCAAAAAAGCCCAGATTCTTTTGTTTGCCACACCAAAAAATCATCGCTTTCCAAGGCTTTTTCATCCCCGCAGAGAATGACACTCCTTTATACTTTGATATTCCTTTTTTGCCAGATTTGTTAAATTGATTTTGCTTGCTTGTACATATCCTTAAATTTGATGATCTACAGTCAAGTTTATTTCTATTTATATGGTCTGTTTCATAGCCTTCTTTCGGAGACAGGATTAATCTATGTAAATAAATAGTTTTTCCTCCTTCATTTCTCGCTGCATACCCATGATTCAGAGACCAATTATAATTTTTTATTTTTGCGTAATCCTTAATATCTACAATCGCGAATTTACCATGTGGTAGTTGGATATACACGATATCATTTTCAATGATACATGGCGACGGCGTCTTGTGACTCCGTTTCTTTAAGCTTAATGGATTGCCCATTCTTTTCCACCTATAATAATGCATTCCACACCATCCCCTTGCCTTCGTAGTGGAATTACAGCCTTTGATAGAACAAGTTTTACTCATAGCTTTGTAACATCATAATAACACTTGCCAAATCCAAATACATTGGCGTGGGCATTGGCTTGTATGCAGCGATCTGGTTCCCCATCTGGTTTCTCGCATGGGTAAAATATGTCAATTTGATTCTTTATCAGATAATTCGGATCACACCTCCCAGTGCGTGGGTCACGGCGCTTTTCGAGGCATTCAGCTAATGTATCCATAACCGTCATTACCTTTTTATCATAAGCCATACACTCAGGTTGTTTACTGAGAGACCCTAGCATCACACGATCTCCGCGCCTAAAGGGATAACCAAAAACGTCTCTTGATATGGCAATAGGATTTTTGCCCTGTTTATACGCCTCGCAAATATTTCTACCTCCACTGAAGCAAGGGGAATCATCTGTTTGACGGCGTTCGTTGTTGTACATCGAGGCTGCCATACGTCCTATCTTGATGAGCATGGTGTGTCCTTGCGATACAGTGGGGATTTCTACTTTCTCCTCCTCACAAAATTTACCCAACCCTAAAACACACAACTGTTGATCCATTTGTTCTATTAAGATACGGATAGTAGCTTGGAACTCGTTACTGCGCTGCTCGATATTCTTAGCGATCTGCTGTAACTGTACAACGGTTTGTTCGGAATTAGCTTTCTCCTTTTCTGCTAAACGTAATATACGATCCCTTTTTCGTTCTAAGCTAATAAGGGAACGAGAGGGGGCAGCTAAGACATCTGCCGCAAACATACACCCCAGTAGTACCACTACTGCGGTTATAGACATCCAGCCTGGAAATTGAGGGCGTATGTCCGTACTACCTATTTTCCTACTCTTGAACATCTTTGGAAAGGGAAGAGGACACAAAAGGAGATGGAGACAAGTAGAATTTTTGGAACCTTGCACGGAACTGACGATCTTCTTCTTTTAAGCGATAGCGACCATCTAGTACTGCCTTATCTACATTTGCCATAGCTTTGTGTAGTAGGCCAACTTCTATAGGTTCATAGTGCTTATCCCCCCTCTTGTGGCACCCATCACAACTTGGCATCAAGTTGTAGGTGCTGGACATTATTTTTCTCAATTTCTTGGTTGAGATTATATCATATAACCTGCGCGGTACAGCTCGCTTAAGAATATGATGAGCATCTTTAGCTGGCTTCCCACACCTAAGGCATTTGTCAATCTCTCCATAAATTGCTCTATAGTCTGCCTCTGAGAATGCAGCGGGATCGTTCATGTTTATTTAGATCGAAGATCATTTAGCTCCATAGCAAGTCTATCTATTGTTATATGTTCTCCGCGATGCCCCATGTTCGGTAAAGCAAGATAATCCAACAATGCCTTTCTCCATTCTTTTTCTTCTTCTCTGCCTTGCAACCATTTTTTCTCAAGCATCGCAAATGCTTCCATGGCAGCATTTTTTGTGCTCGCAAATATCCTATTCTCAATTTCCGATGGCGTAAGTGTCCCCCTAATCATTACACCGTGCTCTTCTTCAATTTTCTTATCAACCCCCTCCTTTGTGTAGTAATCCTCCTGCCTACTATCCAGCTTTTCTATATTGTCTGAGTTTCTTTTGATGAGTAGGAGTAGTTTTTTCTCATTATTTCTCCCGAATGATTTGTAACATTTTACGCATGTCTCAGTTGGATCACCTTCCTTGAAAGTATGACCATAACCTTCTGGCATTGCGGGGCACTGTTCGAAAGAATCCTCTTGTGGCTCCTCTTCATATCTTTTTTCTATCTCCTCTAGCATTTCTTTGTTTGGCTTCCAATTCTCATTTCTTGCCCTTGCACAGTTTTCTTTGATTTTTACTTCTGTAGCGGTTTCCCGAAAACAATCCAAACAATAATGCGGAATCCTAGAACAATACTCACACCATTCTAATTTGTTCTCTCCTCCTAGATGTTCCACGTCCATATACTTCTTCCCACACATAAAGCAGAAGACTGGATGAGTGCCTTTGGGGGGTTTGTCTAACATGCTAGAGGAACAAAAGTGAAAGAATCAGAAAATACCCCGCAGCAATTAAGCAGGGCTTCCAGAGCCTATCTCTAATTACATCGAAATATCCATAGATCGGCATGTTTAATCGTTTTACCCGAAATCCAAAAAGAATAGTAGGAATTATATGTGCAAACAGATAGAAACAAAAGAAGAAGAAAGAGAGCGCTAAGAGGGTGAGGAAAATTGTCATTTGAACAAGCGAACGTAAATAAAAGAAACAATGAAGGTGATTACGAAGATTGTGATGGGATCATATTTAGGGACTATATAAATAAGCAGTAGAGCTGGAAGTGCCGAGATAAGGAGGGAAAGGGAGAAGTGATACATTATAAATTCTGGCGCTTCCTTTCGGAATAGATTAAAATCTTCTGATTAGTTAATTTCTCTGAATCTACGCGCTGCTGAGAGCTTTCTTGTCTTAGCTTACGGGTAAGAGTTTCCAGTTCTACGATCTTGTCTTTTAACTTATTGATTACTACTAACAAGTCCTGCCGAAAATCTGCTCTGGCTTGTATCTCTTCTTCTATATCCTGTGGAGATGTGTAGCTGAGTATCTTAGCTATATCAGCGTGAAGCTCTGCCGATCTCTGGAGGAATGCTTGGATGTCCATGTTACGGTTTGCATGGTAACTTCTTGCAGAATTTTGGGGAGCCGTTTCCCCAGTCTTGCGGGTCAACCCTCCATCCTACAACTCCGCCAGACATTGACGGTGTAGCATACGGATTATCCATGCACGTATCTGAGTAAGAGTAATTTTCCCCATATGTCTTTTCAAAAAAGATTGCCCTGCGAAACTCTGCCAAACAATTAAGGTTGTCTGAGGACGGTATACCTCTCAGCTTTTTTTGCAAGTCTTCAATTTCTTCTATCAAATCCATGCAATATCCCCCATCCGCAGGACAAACCATGCCAATTTTTGTTCTCTCAGGAATTTTCCTCCATTCCTCTTTTTTATTTATTTCTACAATAATAAATGTTATACAGATCATCGCAATAACGAACCCTGCATTTATCCAGTTTGATAATTTGACATCTTTCCAGTCCATAATAAAAAAGGGGAAATTAAATAGAATCAGAACGAGCTTTGCTTTCTAAATCTCTGTTTATCCTCTGCAAATCAGGAATCTTTTTTATGAAGGCTGAGAGTTTTAGCTTTTCATCCTCACTTAACATGCCCCATAGCTTAAACTTGCCAGCAATCATTTTCTCTAACAGTTCATAGAAGTCATGTATATGCGGGTAAGCATTTCTGTATTCTCTGAGTAGATCAGTTAGCTGTAGCTCTACTTTATGATCGCCAGTGAGTGACATTTGGATGGTGGTCACTTTAGAAGCTCGGAAAGGGGTTTAGTTATTTCATATTCATTTTCTTCTCTAATGCAATAGGCTTTTAAGTTCCATGTGATGCTCGAATTTTTCCATCCCAATTCCTTGCATTTTGCATCGACATATAAAGATCGAGGAGCGAATATAATTAGCATAATTCCTAAGAGACAAGCCATGAAAATGAAGAAAATGTCGGAGGGGTCTGTCATAATAGTTCAGAAAGATATTGGTCATGTTTAGCAATCATTTCTCTTGTGAATTTGTCTACATCATCTACAGAGAGATTGCAGCGTATGAATTCTTTAGCGAAACTTTGGAATAAAATTGAGCGGGTTCTCATCTTATCGTGATTGACGAATTCCCTCTCCGTCTTTATTTCCTTTGCATTATTGTGTGGCATTCCATCTGGCTCTGAGACACCTGGAATAAGTTTCCAGTTTACCCATTCTCCATTTAGATATGCCTGAACTGTGTCACCTCGGTTAGCTTGGGTTATCTTCCCAAACTCGGCACTCTTTTGTGAGATATCGTACTGCCTTCTATCATCGCCAACTTGTAGATCGAACGTGTAGACACTGTACGGCTTACCAGCTTTTGATATCTTTTCTTCGGGGCCAATGTGCCCGTGATACTTGAAGTTGATAGAGCCGTTTATCAGGTCTTCTTTTTTAATGAATGGCATTTTTAAGAGGGGGTAAGGAGATTATTTCCACAAGTGAGTAAGCTGATAGCCTCTAAGATCAGAAGTGGCAGAGAAGATATCACCTTGTATTTTTATTAGGTCTTCAAGCTCATCGTACTTTTCACCTTTGAGCATTACTTGAAATAGATCGCGTAACTTCTCCTGTGCTTTATCGAACTTTTCGATAATTTTGGGTAGTTCGGCATCCATGATTATTTAGGGGGGGACATTATTTAGAGCGGTTACGGATAAATTTTTCAATTATATGTTCTACTAGGGAGGATATGGTTGGTCTGATATCCAGTGACAACCTGTACTCTTCTAGTTCATCGAACAGTTCTTTAGATATATAAGTTCGGACGTGCTTCTTTTGAGTTGGCATGGTTATAATGTAGTTAGTATCTAAAGGTAAGTCAAAGTAAACAGCTTGACAAGGCTTCATAATACATAGGATTACGCTATGGCTATTTATGAGCATAAACAGCCCCCCGATTTAGTTTTCTCCTAAACGCAAAAGGGGTGGGGGGCTGTTTTTACTTATCCATAGAGACATGTTTCATAAAGCGCATTTGTCTGATCTGACGCATGATTCCACGGATACATTTTTCACACCTTGAGGGTGGAACTCCACTGCTGGACTCCTTATTGTCCCGATGCCTACAGTTGATACATTTTCTCCTCATTTCTTACGTGGGAAAATGCCTCTCCTTTTAACATCAGGAAACTTTACTTTATTTATCCTTTCTGGATCGCCACCGTGCCCGTAGTCATTGCGTGACCATGTTTCTATTAGATAGCGCGATCGAACTTTATACATCTGTCCTTTATCAAACGCGAAAACATGATAATAACCTGCACGGAAGGTTAGAGTTTTCTCTCCCATGACGTACTTGTCAGCAATAAACTCTCCCTCCTGTCCATCTACTACTCCCTGCCTCCAGTTCCAAAATATCGTCTGATCAAATACTTTTTCAGTATGTTGTCCTTCTACGGAATAAGCATGATTGATCTCTATTCTATCTACGTCAACCTCTTGGATTAGCTCTGGCAAATCGTGAGCTTCTGCCTCAGTTCCTAGCAACACTACAATTGCAACTATTACTTTCTGAGCAATTGAATCTATTGCTCTTAAAACCTTGGCTCCCATTTTCTCATCCATTCCTTTTCGCACCCAGTTTGCCAACATTTCTCTGAACCTGCTTATTGCTTCCACCTCACTCTCCGGTGGAGTAACCACTGTAGGCTCTGAGCGGACTAGAAGCTCTGCCTTTGATTTCTGATTGGTTGCCATAATGTAAAAATTACCTCGACCACGACCCCGACCACGACCCCGACCTCGACCCCGACCACGACCCCGACCTCGACCCC